CCGTTACTTAAATTTATAAAAGCACCTTGATTTGTTGAACCTGCAATTCTAAAATATATGTAATCTACATTTCCTTTTGCAGCATAAATTGAAGCGGTCTGCACTCCACTTGAGACAATGTTTTTTCTTAAATAGGAACTTCCTACATCGTCGCTTGTTATTTTCCAAGCGTTAGTAGAGCCATCATACCCCGATTGTCCGCTTGTTAAGGTTAATTTATTTTTTGGCCAATTAGTATCAAAGTTATTTGATTGAATAAAAAGATTCCCTCTACCTTTCTCAATTAACCCACTAGAGTTTACACGAGTAGCTGTAATATCAGATCCTCTTTCAAAGTCAAAATCTGCGATTTCAGAAGTTACTTCTTTAACTGATACATTGTCTATGTCAAAGTCAAAATTATAATAATTACTATTTCTTTTAATTCTAAAAAGTGTTCCTCCCACAGTATTTGTATAAACTGAATAGGAACCAACTCCTTGTGAAATGTTTAAATTGTAATTGGTTGGTGTTGTTTGGATTTGAATTCTACCTGCAACATATCTTTTTACTTCTAAAGTGACTAAGTATTTTTTATTAACGGTTAAAATATTTTGGTTTATATAACTATTTGTATTAGAGCCATCATCCTTAAAAGTTGCAACACCATTAGCTATAACAACATTACCTGATTTACTCCAATCGCTATCAGTATCAAAACCACCATTAATAACTAACTCGCTACCTAATTCATCAACGGGCTTTATGTTATAAGCTTTACCTGTGTTAGCCCCACTACCGCTAACTGCACTAGCGGAGGCAGCAGCAAAATCAGATATAAAAACTAAGGATGCAGATTCAAAAAAGCTCATATATTATGGATTATTTAATAAATATTCAACTTCAGTAGTTCCACAAGCGGTATTTTCAACTGACCCACCATCGGCCTCTACTCGTGCTACAAATGCATTTACTAATAGTTGTGCTGGGGGTAGTACAGAAACAAATCCAGGACTAGTACCTCTTAGTCTTAAAGTAGTAGAAGTAATAGCATTAGTAGGAACAAATGTTAAAACCCCTCCACCTGGGGCTACTGCTATACCCGCTTTATAATCATCACTTACTATATTTGTAATTCCACTATCCCCTGAAAGGGTTCCTTGAAGATTTTTAGGGGAATTAGAATCGTAAGCACTATTAGAGTTTTGTACTGTCTCTAAAGTAAAATAAGAAGAACCTAGTAATGGGTTTGATATTGTATAAGTAGTAGAATCCCCAGCCCCAATTCCTGAGGGTTGGGGTTCATTTGATTGTGTTACTGATACATTAAAATTAGCCATTATCTATCTTTTAACAATTCTTCTATATCTTTAATATAATCTAAAATTAAATCAGTAGGATAAAATACTTTATATGATGAAGAATTTTCCTGGTAATGAGCAATCGTTTCATCTTTTGCTTTATCTAGTAAAGGGTAAAGACGGTTAATACGTTTTTCGATATTAGAAAAAGCCGCAATCCTTTCTTCTTGGTATGCTGCTCTACTTTCGTCTCTTTCCTTTAAATTTAATTTATATTTATACATTTTATTTTTCAAACAGTTGTTTTACTTCAATTCCTTTTGCTTGTTTACGTAGTTTTTTTTTGTCTACGGGTTTGTAACCTAGTTTATAATAGTAGTTTGAGGCTGTACCTTTTGCTTTTTTGTTTTTATTAAACGCAAATGGTGTAGCGTATTGGGCACCTGTACCAGGAGTAAAACTAGCTGAACCACCTGTGGTCATTATCTCAGTCATACCTTTAATACGCTCGTATTCTTCAGCTTTATTATTACGTAAATAAGTTCTTAGTTGATTTCTACGTTTACGAATTTCCTCGTAGTAGTCTTTAAAGAATGGTTCATCTGTTACTTGAGCTACTTGTTTAGCAGTCTCTAACATTTCAGTAATTTCTTTAAATAGTTTGAGATAATCGGCATCGTAATCTACGTCCCAAGTGATTTGACCAGTTTCTTGGTCAATATTGGTTACTGTAGTTACAATTCCACCTGATTTTTCTGTATCTCCTATTTTAGCCATGCTCTACTCTCAACTCTTCTACTAATTCAATATATTGGAGGATATTTACAATATTTTCAGAAGTAACGTTTGTGGTCTTATCCAATTCTTGAATCAAAGAAACTACTTCATTGATTTTAATTTGGACAGCCTTATCCTTTACTTCAGCATTTAACTCATTTAATTGAGCCTTAATTTTTTCTACTTCAGTATTATAAAATTCTCTTAATACTGGAGTTGAATCAACTGAATTAATATATTGTCTTAATACCTCTTTTTGTGAATTATGTAGATTAGTATACTTACCATTAAATTTTTCCATCAAAATTTTATAGGTGAGCATTCGAGTATCTTTATCATACGATTGAAAATCTCTTAATACTTCAGCTTCTACTCTTTCTTCTTTAATATTAGAAGTAGATAAATGCTCTAGTAAAGTAACCTTATTGCTTACAATTTGGTTAGTGTCTACTAAAGCTTCAGTATTTTCGATTTCAGTTAGAGTATAAAATGCAGCATATGTTTTATAGTGTGGTAACTTAGTTCTAAAGAAAGATTCTAAATTATAATGATTTTTAATTTCATTAATAAGATTATATTTTTCTCTTCGTAAAATACCACGACTTAATTTTTTGGAATTTTGTAATAAAGTTTGTAAGATCATAGCAGCCTTACCCTCTGTTAAAGAAGTATTCTTATTTAAAACTTCGTATAGTCTATATTCTTTAGACAATTCAGATTTTACAAAATATTTTTGTATAATAGATAGCGCAGGAGAATCACCTCCGTTCAAGGTATCTGCAGTTACTTGACGCACAAGTAATTCAAAAAGAATACCAGTATTTTTATACTTTGAATGTTTAATGTTCATTCCACCTAGGATTTATTATAAATATATAAGGATCTATTACTCTTTAATCTTTGTCTCATCTAAGAGCGATTCTTTTCGCTTATCCCCCTTGAATACTACTTCTTTTTCCATAGATTCTAATAAAGTGCGATTTTTAGAGTAAGCAATTTTGGCACTTTCTTTTAAACCAGGTTGATCATCTACTTTCATATCTTTTCTACCTAATCTATCTCGCCCAAACGCATTATCCTGTGTATTAATATTTGATGCTTTTTCTTGTGGCCTTCCTAATGGTGATTTTTCATCATACCCATCAGGTACATTACCTGGGTCAGATTCCATTCTACCTTTTCCATATAAAGAAGCTAAATCATGTGGGGTACCATATGAACGTCCTGTGCTAACTGGATCATTACCTTCTGTTTCGATTTGTGCATTACGGAATCGGCGTTTTTGGTCTTGAGATATCAAATCTCTATACTCTTCATATTCATCTTCACTAAAGTGGAATATATTATCGTAAATCCAATCTGTAGGTAATAGTTTACTTTCAAGAATTGAAGAAGCTAAATCTACTTTTTCCTTCATTAATGCAATTTTTTCTTGATCGTAAATAATTGAAGGTGTTGTAAGTTTAAGTTCAAAATTAGTCATTTGTTCATCTCTATACCCTTGGGAATATAGATGTACTAGAGCAATTTTATATAATTCTGAGAGAATGATGCGTTGGATACGATCAATTGTTCTACCAAAACGAATATCTTCAGCAGCTAATGTTGCTTTACCTTGTAAATCTTTATCATACCCTAAAAAGGCTTTAGGTACTTTAAGGGCAGCAAATAATTTGTCTCTTAAGTATTCTACATCTTGAATACCATCATAATCTAAACCTTTAGTAGTATCGATTTTAGTTGCTTGATCATTACCCCTTACTGGTATATAGAAATCTTCCAGTAAGTTTTGCATATTATACTTTAGATTATATTCACCAGTTTGTTCATCCATTAATGGAGTACGTTTCATGGTAGAAATGGTTTTCTGCATAAAATTTTCTACCTCATTAGGTGGGATAGAACCAACATTAATGTAAAAAATACGTTTTTCAGGAGCGCGAGCAATTCTATGGATTAACATAGCATCCTCCATCATCATATATTGTTTGAATAATTTACGTCCTGGTTCTAGATATGAACGTCCGTAAGGGAGATAATTCATATCAGATAATAATCTAAAATGAGCTATCTCATAATTATCAAATTCAATAACATTTTGATTTTGTTGGTTTGGAGTATGATAATAGCCTGAAGAATTGCCTCCAAAGAAACCATCTGGGTTATAATTAAATACTACTCTAGTAGGGTTTTCTGGGTCAAAATTTTCTTGTCTTTGAATATGATATGCCGCGTAAGGGATAACATTAAATACACCAAATTTTTCAGATATTTCTAATTTCAAAAAGAAATCACCATATTTACACATTTGGCGAGTCCAGCTCCAAAGATTAAATTCTATATTTAGAACATCATAAAATAAATTATATAAGATTTTTTGAATATCTTCATCCGAACTTTTAATTTGGAGAACTTCTCCCATATCATTCTTTAGAGTAGATTCATCGGCAATAATATCAAGAGCAGAAGCTACAATAGCATCCTGATCCATAGTATCGTAATCACTATAGAGTTGGGTTCTTAGATACTGGTAGTTCATATTGAACTGAGCACCATATAAAGAGGTAGAACCTGGGTTTTGGTAGACTCCTTGTAATTTACTCATTAATGAATTTGTAGCAAATTCTCCTGAGGTTTGGATAGCATCAGTATCAATTGTTTTTACCTGATTGCCCCCTATATTGCGAATAACTACATCCGTAGAGAATAATCTTTGTAATCTTGAAAATAAGCCTGTATCAGCCATAATATAATTTATTATTATAAATATTGATTAGAGTAACCAGCTAATATCTTCTTTATTCCCTTTTATATCTTGCAGATAGGGATTATCTACTTGATTTGCACCATAAGCTCCTACAAATCCAGTTCGATTAGAAGACATACTATTTAAAGCTGCTTTACTTGCATCTAAATGTTGTTGTCTAAATTTAAACGACGTATCACGCATGAACATACCAATCCCAAATGACATAATCAAGTCGTCATTGTATCCTGTTTGGGCTTCTGCACGTCCATTTTTCCAAATAAATACTTTCATTTCTTCTACTAATCTGCTCGATTGGATTATTACACTTTTGTCTGAAATGTATTCTTGGAACTTACCTATAATCATAGGTCTAACTTTAGATGTCATACTAAAACCAGGGACCATTTTACTTGTATCCATGTATTTATCAAAATATGAATCTACTCTAGTGGAATCACCTTTGGTTGAATAATGTAAATTAGTATATCCTCTATCTATTATGGTTTGTAGGGTTGCCCAGCCAATAGAGGCATTCTCTACTACAAGTAAAGCTTCATTATATTCGGTAGCTATTCCTACTAGTAAATGACCATATTCTTTAGTACCAATTTGACCTTTATATTCGGCTACTTGAGTGTTTGTTTCAATGTCAATAACATGGAACGCAGAATAATCTTTACCGTCTCCACGAGCCACATCAGCGACCACAAGGTAGGATCTTGAATAATCAGCGGGTTCCCAAATCCATAAGTTCTGGTCAGCACCTCGTTTTTCAAGTGGATCTTTAATATATGTTTTTTCATAAAATTCAATGTATTCAGGATAGAATACTATATCACCTGAAGTAGAGAAATCACAATCACATTCTTGTGCTGCCATTCTAGGGTCACCTAGTAATTCATCTTGTCTATCTCGCCATGCTTGGTCACGTTCTGGGTGGACATACCAAGGTAATTTAATAGGTAAAAAATCATTTTCACTATTTTCTGCTCTAACCCATGTTTGATGAAACCAATTACCAGTACCATAAGGAGTAGATAATGCTATGCAACCACCACCTGTAGCTAATGTTTGTTGAGCTGAAGCCCAAATCTCACCAATATTATCAATAAAAGCAGCCTCATCAATTAGTAGTAAAGATACTGCTTCTGATCTACCAGCATCACTAGAAGCAGATGTTGCCTTAATTTGAGATCCATTATTTAATCGAAGAGTTAATTTATTATCTTCTTGTGGTTTATCTTTTTCTTTTAACCATGAAGGTAAATTATGGTACATAAATTTTACCTTAGTTACCATATTCTTAGCTGTGTCTTGTTTAGTTGCTATACAAAGAATATTTTTATCTTCATGAAATATCATTAACCATAAAGTATACCCTGCAGATAAGGTTGAAATACCTAACTGGCGAGACTTTAGAATTATATTATAAGGATTTTCTTGAAATAAATTTAATACTTTTTCTTGAAAGGGGTATAAATGAAAAGGAATACGACCACGTTGAGGGTGTTGAATGAAACAATATTTTTTCATAAAGTGTACAGGATCTTTAGCACACTTAATATATTCTTGTTGTATTATTTTTCTTAAATCTTGACCCATTTATCGCAATTTCCAGTACATGCGGAATGTGTATACGGGTTGGAAATCAGGGTTTAAACCTACCCCAAATCCGTATGCATCTCTTTTTTTATTAACGTATAAAATTTCACCGTTAATATTTTGTACTGCTTGATTAGTAGCCCCTACCGAAACACCCCCGAAAAATTCTTTTCTGTAGATGTAAACAGTATTATTAACTGTAGTTGTTGGGACGAATATGTTGGATTGAACATTTCTAGATATGATTAAATTCTTAATTACCGTGTCATTTACAATAATAGAACCTATAGTATCTAATTCAATTGTATCTGAATAAAAATACTTTGTATAATAATCTTTTAATATAGAGGTAGTATCTATATTTGTAGGAATAGTATCATGGATAATTTTAGTTCTCCATTTTGGAACATATTTAGTTTTTTCAACCTTAACAGTATCCCATTTAGTTACTATTTCAGTAATAGTTATAGGGTTTACCGGATCGGGAGAAGAACAACTCCTCTGATAAAAGAGGAGTCCTAATAATACTACAACAAGTAAGGATGGAATATTTTTAAAGTAGGCCTTCAAGTTCTTTTTTAATTTTAGTTAATTGCTTCAAACGCTCTAACTGTTTATCTTTTTCTTCACCTTCAGCTTTTTTCCATTTATTAACTACAGATTTCATTTCTTTAGTTGTGTCTTGTAGTTTACGAGAAATTACAGAAATTGAATCTTTTTTAGCTATATCTTTAGAAGTAGGTTCAGCGGTATCATCATCTACATCTTCTGAAAGTTCTTTAGATAATTCAACTGTTTTTTCAAGTTCTTTATTTAAATCTTTTTGTGCATTTACTTCCTCGGGAGTAGCTTCTGAGAGAACATCTACAATAGTTTCTTTAATGTATTCTGCTAATTCTGAACGTTTCATTATAATATTATTTTGTTATAAATATTACAAAGAAAGCGCTTCTAGCATTTGTTGAATACGTTCTTCAGTACTACCCTCAAGTACACCGTAATTTTTAATGCGATGTTTTTGCTGGTTTAGAATATGGCGGATAATAATATCAATTTCATTTCTATAGTCTGCATCTGTTTCTCTAACGCCATTATCTTCAATTTCTACACCTTCTGGTGAAACATAAAAGATATAATCGTATTGGTTAATTAAACGACGAGCATATTCGGAAAATGCTTCTTTATCAGGCCAATCCATTGATTTAGAAGCTTGAGCAAAAGCCATTACATCAATAATAGTACGATCTGTGATGATATTTTCAGTGAGTAATTCACTTGCTCGCTCAGCCATAAAAACTGTTTGACCTAAAAATGTTGAATCAGTATTCAATGGGATACCCATCGCCATTAACTCTTTAGAACGTTCAGTCCGAGTAATATAATCCTTAAACTCAGGTAAATCTTTTAAAGCATTAACGAGTGTGGTTTTACCCACACTCATTGTACCACATAATCCTATTTTCATATTAGTTTCTGTAACCTGATAGTAAATGTTTCATTGATTGATTTTTATACCAGGGTAAACCTTCACGCTCTTGCATAATACTGTTATAAGTTTCTTCATCATATTTAATACCATTTAGGTAATATGATTTAAACATTTCACTATCTAAAGTGTGAGGTTCGATTGCTGGTCCATCCCATCTATGAAATTTCCAATTTTCTTCACCTACATATCTTGCCAAATGGATAATAGCACCACGTGAATTGATTTCCTTGTACTCATACAACTTTTGTTTCTTAGCCATAACTTATTTTAATTTATTAAATATACGAAATTATTATTAAAAATCCTAATAATTTTCAAAAAATTCAGGATACTCTTCTTCAACTACTTCTCCCAACATCCATTCAGCAACATATGTACCTTGTGCCCCTGATACTGTGATACCACGTGCTGATAGCGCATCTCCTACAAAGTGTACGTTTCCGTATTCTGCAAGGGATAAATTGTTGTAATCCACGAGTGGTTCAGGTGATAAATACTTAACTTCAGGAATGTAAATACCCCAATCATCTTTAAGTGTTGGAAATACTTTTTTCATATCCTCAATAAAATCTAGGATATACCAAAAATAGGGTTGCATTACTTTAGTAGTTTTATGTAGTGAATCTATCTTGTAAGCAGATACTCCATCACCTTCAGATGTTTGAGATGGTTCTCTTGTAGGACTATAATATAATCCTGTACCATCTTTTTGTAGTTTTTGAACTACATCACGCGACCATTCAAATGGGTTTTCAATACCTTGAATTTCCATCAAGATACCAAAATTGGTCATATCGTTTCTGTAGGCTTCGTCTTTTTTAGCATGTCCGTTGTACGAATGGTCTCCATACGTTTGTTCAACAGCAACGTATGCTGCATTGTTGTTTGTACAGAATGAACGTAGCGAGACTCCTTTCTCTTCGAATTTGCGATATAATTTAAAATCATAACTAATGTCAATTAGTTTTTGGAAGTGTTTTTGTGGTGCTTCAAATCGTACACCAATTTGTACTGGTTTTGGTTCAGTAGGTAATGTGTATTCGTCTGCTAGTTGTTTACCAAAGTCAATACCTGATTTACCAACTGCAAACATTAGGCGATCATATTTTATTGTTTCTTTTGGAGTGTTCCAATTACAATATACTTCTTGATTATCAAAATCAATTGCAGTTACTTTAGTCTCCCAAACAAATTTAACACCTTTATCAACTAAATAATCGTACCAATTTTTACCAATTTCGTGTAGATAATCTGTACCAACGTGCCATACTGGGAATAATCGTAAACCAAAATAGGGTTTAATAAAATCTGGTTCTGCTTGAGGATCTGAACATTGTACTTCCTCTGGTTTAGGGTGGAAACGTTTAAAGTTGTTGATTACCTCATCAAACAATTCCATTGCCTTATCCTCTCCACAATACTTAGACATATGACCTCCGATTGCGGTATGGTAAGTTAGTTTACCATCGCTCCAACCACCTGCTCCTAGGAAGCCTGTCATTACTTCTTCGGGTTTCCTTTCATATGGGGATTTTCCCATATCAATAATAGTGATGTTTTTGCCTGGGAATCCGTTGTCTACTAGCTTGGTTGCAGCATTAACACCTGCTACTCCAGCACCTACAATTACTAGTTTTTCTGCCATTTACTTTTATTTTTAACCCTTAAATATACGAAAGATATTTCAGGAATCCAAATTGTGGGGCCACAGCTCCCATAAAATATTGAATTAGAATCGACTGGCTATGAATCAGTCTAAATGTATCTTGAGTTGTAATTTACCCGTGCCTTTTATAACACGATGCCACTCATGACGTTTAATAAATATATGCTCATTTAGTGAAGTAGGCAAGCTATCTTCAAGTTGAATAGACCAATCAGTTTTACCTATAATCTCAATAGTACGATCTTGATCATCTCGGTGCCACATTAGCTCGATTGGGTCAATGTCGTCTCCGAATTCACGGATAATGTATTTGTCTGTAATCTCTAAGTCGGTGTATGGTTTACCAGAACCCTCCGAAGTTTGATTTGAGTCCGAGTAACTTTGCATAACGTGGTAGACGGCAAGACCAATATCCTGCTTTAGTTTTATCCTTCTTTTGAGCACATTTGTGACGTTTTGCAAACGCATTACGTGCTTTTTTATCATTGATTTTTGCTCTTAAACCACCTGAACCAAAACGTACTGTTTTGATTTTCTTGGTTTTAGGATCTTTAACATAAACCTT